TTCAGCGGCCCCTGCGCATCCGTCAGCTGCTTGTCCAGGCAGCATAGGTATTCAATCGCATGCAGCTCCCCGCTGTTGGGGATTCTGCCTTCCGTGTTTTGCATCATTCGTCCTCCTCAAATGATTTCCGGGCATCCTTTTTATCCGCTTCACTAGCTACCCAAATACAGGCATACATGAGCGCAGTGAGGATCAGGGCAGCACCAATAACCAACCAAATCATGTTATCCCTCCTTCGGCGGTTCGGGCAGCGACATCCAGTGGGTGACGCGGTGTACTTCACGATGTTCAGGGAACTCGCAAAGCTCACGAAGCGCCCATCCGCGCACTATTCTAAAAGCAACTTCCCCATCATCAACATACATCACGCACTGATCTGTCTCCGGCAGCCTCTCCTCCACGCTGATCCACTTCGGCTGGGCGGCTTTAACACCTGCCTGATAGCCTTTATCCCATGCTTCCTTGTATAAATCGGCTCTGCTTCCGATGGTTAGGGTTTCTACTTTATCCGCTTTCAGGTCACGCAACACATTCTTGCTTATAATCCTTGTCATCACTCCACCTCCTGCGGGCCTACCCATTCCCAATTCGAATACAGTAGCTTTGTTCCGGTCAGTCGGCACTCTTCGCATATCTTATTGTTTTCGGGAATGTCTTCTGAGAATTTGCATGTACTGCAAGCTCTGCCGCCCTTTCTAAGCTGTTCCACCGCCGCATCGCGTTCGCGTTCAAGCTGCTGGATGTAGGCGAGGGCATCGCGCTGTGTCATAGGAATACACTCAAATGACAGTTCGCCCAAATTGTACAAACAGTTTTCGCAGCAGCAACCGTCTTCATCCTTGGAGCAGCACTCCAGCCCCTTCTTAATCTCCTCCGGCGTTCTGCCGTTGATCGTGTTATCCATTTTCATGCTTCACAGCCTCCAAACATGCGCGTCTTACGGCAATAAGGTTTTCCACAAACAGGAAGTTGTCAAAGTCCTCATCTGCATGAATCACAGGTATCAGTTCATCTTCAATAAAATTCGCCACAGCTTCAGCCTGTTCAACAGTGATTTCAACTATCATCATTCCACCCACACTTTCAATACAGAATCTACAGCCATCGCACACGTAACCTTCAGGCTAAGCGTTTCTTCGCTGAGCAGCTTTTGCATTGCGCAGACTTCACCAGTTACGTGTTCTTCGCCATGCACAATCTGTACTCGTTGCAGTAGTTCAAACGCTTGCAGTAAATCGTTCAGTTTCATCCTTCCACCTCCGCATCCATCTTCTCGCCGTGCCCGCAGAAGAAGTCCGCATTCACTGTTTTGCAAAATAGAGAACAGCGTTTGAATATTTCCGGCTTGATATATGACGGGGAACTGAACTTGCAATCCTTGCACCGCACCACCTCAGCGTCCACGGCGGGGGCATCCTTCGCCACCTCTTCTGCATAATCGCAAAACCGTTCGAAGCGTTCGCATATCTCTTGCGGATGTAGCTTTGCTGCTTTACGATCAAATGTTATGGATTCCAGCAGCGCACTGCGCGAAATCAGGTCGTTATTCATTCACTCGCACCCCTTCATAAAACATCCCCAGAAGGTGTTCATCTTCCGTCCACTATGATGTCCGAAAAGAGGTTTGTGGCCAATGGCTTTCCAGACCTTCTCGGCTGGGATTTCGTACTCGCTCCACTTGAAAATCAACACGCCATCTGGCTTGAGCACACGCATACATTCTGCAAAACCGTCATGAAGCATCTGCGGCCAGTCCTCATCAAGCTTGCCGTATTTCTTCACAAGCCATGCGGTTTCTTTTGCGTGCATAAGGTGCGGCGGATCAAACACCACAAGGCTGAAAGTGTTGTCCTCAAAAGGTAAATCAGTGAAGTCGCACTGAACGTCCGGGGAAATTACACACTGTCTCTCGGATTTTTTGTTTGTCGATTTCCAGATATTGGAATGCTCTTCGCATCTGCGGTCTGCATATACAGCTGCCGGGTGTTCCTTGTTGAACCACATTGTCCTGCTACCACAGGTTGCATCAAGTATCTTTTTCATCTCACCCACCCCACAATCACTGCGCCGTACTTCCACGCGACCATGCCCAGCAGGAACCAGAGCGTGCACAGGAATGCCAGCTCCGCCGTGCCATATTCGTGCTTCATTATTCTTCCTCCCCAACCAGCGTTGCTGGCTTCTTCATTTTTGTGTTGCGCAGGAACATCAAGCGCCGGTTTGATGTGCGCTTATGAGCGAACAGGATACCATCACGCTCATACATCGTGCGCCCAAACTTGCGCATACATCTGCCGACACCGGCTGATCCGCCAACATCAAGCGGCTCGCCGGTAAAATCCACGATATCATCCAGCAGCTGAGTGGCTGTGCCCTGCCATTCATAGCGATTGTACATGAAGGTGAATATGCCCTGGACCAGAGGATCATTGACATACTCACGCTCTTCTTCGTAGGTCTCGCTATCCGAGGACTCCAACACCCATCGGCCACCATCGAACCTGATTGCCATGTTATAGTCGCCATCGATATCGCGACCGGAGACCATCAGCTTAGAGACATCTTCACCGCGCTTACCGCCCAAGCCGAGCACGGCATCAGCGGCGCCAACCAGGCCATTAGAGCCATTGATCTTATCGAACCAGTCGTCGTTATCCTTGGTTTTGCGCAGATGGTGCACGACGATCACAGCGATCTTATGCTTGCCGGCCCAGGACTGCAGCTCGCCATACTGACGGGTATCGGATTCATAGGCGTTTTCATTGCGCTTCCCGGACGGCTTCACGCGGCCAAGGGTATCGACAATGATGAGTCGCGGCTGCCTGACGCCGTTGATCCAGCCTTCCATCTGCTGATAGAAGCGCGGCCCAAGCGGTTCAGCCGCATGGGCAATGTATAGCCCGGCGGGTGCCGGGCCGAGAGTGAGCTTAGAGAGGCGATCCTTGACGCGATACTGCCTGGACTCCAGATCCAGATAGAGCACGGAACCCTGAACAGTGGGCTGGCCCAAGAAGTTCGTGCCGGAGGCCACAGCCAGGCCCAGAGAGAGCGCCAGCCATGACTTGCCACGCTTGGGCGCACCGGCGAGCACAGTAAGCCCGCAGGGGATCATGCGCTGCACGACCATCTGGGTGCGCTCCAGTTCGGCATCGAACAGCTCAGCGGCCTGGTAGAACTCCAGTTTGGCCGGTGCCGGCGGCGCAGGCGTAGTAGGCTGCGCGATATGCAGCTTCATGCCAAGCAGCGCCGCTTCCTGTTCAGCCTTGGACTGCCGGGCGATATATTCGCTGACCGCTTCCTCTGCCGCAATGCTGCGGGCAAATTCATCATCGCCGAGCGCGCCGTTCAGGGTTTCATAATCTGCCATAAGCTACCTTCCTTGTTCGTATTCCTTGAGGATTTCCAAAAGCTCCATATCATCCGCTTCCAGTATCTGGTCCAGCTTCATCTGCAATGCCGAACGCTTCTTAATCAGTTCGAAGAAATGTTCATCTTCTGCGCAGGCATCCATACCGTTGTTATGGATCATGAGCTGGACGGATTCATCAACATCGCACAGCTGGTTGGCGAGGTCTGCACGCAAGGCATCCCTGCGGCGATGCAGCGCCGAGACCAGATGCCGAGCGTTGACGGTGATGGTATCGGGGTTATAGTCTTCAACGGCTATGCCGAAATCATTAGCACATCTATGTGCAGCATCCAACGGCTCCATGCCGAGGATATCCTGATACAACCTGACTGCATCGCCACCGCGATGGCAGCCATAGCAGTACCAGCCGCGGTCAGCTGACAGGAACAGCGACGGATGCCCGCGCTCGCCGTGGATAGGGCAGAGCGCCCAGGCGACGGTTCCTGTGGTTTTGCGCAGCGGAATGCCGAGCATCACTGCCGCATCCACGCAGCTGACCGACCGGCAATCATCAAAGACGCTCATCAGTCGATGCGATCCCAGGTGAAGGTTCCATAGGAACCATTGCGGAACTGGCCGAGGCCGCTGAGCTCGCCATAGTCCAGGGCCTTCTCGACGGTCTCCCAGCTAAGCTCGGTGGACTTAGCGGAGCGATCATTGGCGATCAGGCGCAGTTCAATTTCAACGGTCCAGGGCGTATCCACGCACTCAGATGCCTGCAGACCAACACGCGGGCCTTTGGGCGTATCAGCGCGCAGGGGGCGCTCGTACTGGCTGTCCTCATCATAGATCGAGTCGCCATCGCGCATCAGCGGGATGCGGCGGGGGAACACGAACAGGTACTTATCCACCTTGGACTTATAGGACTTGACGCCCAGCTGCTTCTGCAGTGCGCCCAGGGCAGCCTTGAAGAAGCCGCGGACCATGTAATCCAGGATGATGAGGCGATCATCATTATCGGGGTCGCGGGCGAACACGGACAGGCCGCGGGTTTCGCGCTCGCTGGCATCGAAGAGATCGCGCTCTTCTTCGGAGAGTATGACGTCCGGGGCCTTGGATGCCACGAACTGAGTTCTGATGGCCTCGGATGCCGGCTGGCTGCCGAGGATCGGAGTCAAACCAGTTAAACGATACTTACGAGATTCATACAACATTTTTGTTTCCTCCTTCAAATTGAAAATTGCTTCACGTTGCATTGCCTAGACGCGCCATAACAAAGAAGCACAATGCATCACCTTAGCGCTACCACACTTAACAAAGCCATTGCGGTGCTTGGCAAAACCACACCGTCACACCACTTGACAAAGCCACTACTTCACGTCTCTCCGCTTCACGTCTCTCCGCTTTACGTCACCATCGCATTGCTTTTCATTACTAAACCCTGCCAACGCTTAACATTGCAATACCATCGCTTGACACTGCAGTACCTTGCTTTACCCATGCTGCGCAATGCATTACAGTACTTTACCCAAGCAGCGCAATACAGGACACTACTTTGCCTCCGCGTCACATGGCCCTACTTGGCAATACCTTGGCAATACACAACAGTACCATCACACAACTATACGATTCAATGCCATTACGGTACGAAGCGCTACGAAACCGTGCATTTCATTACCTCAACGCAGCAGCGCCGGGCATTACCCTTGCCTTACTCTGCCGTACCAAGCCCTACCTATACTTTGCTACGCATCGGAACACTATAGCTTCGCTATACCCAGCGCCACACCTCTATGCATTACCGCTGCGGTTGCTATCCGTGCCGTGCATGGCACGGATAGCTTGGACCTTCTCAAATTATTCGGACATGAATTCTGCCGGGATCTGGTCATCGGACAGGGGAGTGAACGCAGCCTTGGTGGCTTCCTTGAGGTTATCAGCCATGGCCAGCAGCGATACGCGGGCCTCATCCGGGACAGCGCCGACGCATTCGAACGTGGGTACGGAGTAGCGGGTGCCGGTCTGGTTGGTTTCAACCTTCAGGCCGATGCGGGTGATGACCTGGTTGGGACGCATAGGACGCTGGCCCTTCTTGCGGGGGATCAGCAGGTTGTCCACATACTTCTCATAGGGCTTATTGCCGGTAGGCGCCAGATCGATGCGGATGGGCAGCATATCACCCTCGCGCAGGACGTAGACGCGGCGACCGTTCTTGCAGGCCTTGCCGGCGCCATCGGAGCCGAACTTATTGTGCCGACAGGAGCTGCAATCATGGTAAGCGCCGGACTGGTCCACGCCGGTTACGCCGTCCATGCTGCGACAGTCGGGCTGACCGCCGCCTACACCAGAATCCAGCTTGTTGGCCCACCAGGCATAGTTCTTATGCGCATGCAGGATAACACCCTCGATCACCTTGGCGGTCTCCGGGTCGGTATCATCCTCAGATGCCATGATATCCCATGCGGTGCGAGCGGAGGACGGAGTTTTTGCGAAGGCGAAGTCCGGGCGATAGTCTGCGCCGAGCTCGGCCTTAAGAGCATCCATGATCTGTGCGGACTCAGTGATAGCGGACAGGTCGTAGGACTGGACAACAGCGATTTCATTCATGGGCGATAGCCTCCTTGATCTTTTTTTCTGCCTCTTCGGCAGTTTCCCACAGGCCGGCGCGGATGCCGATCTGCACTGCTGCGTCGCTGCGCAGCTGCGATGCCTTGATGTTGCCGCGCAGCACGCCAGTCAGGAAATTAATGACCTCATTGGCTTGCACGGGCATCTGCCGGCGGCGTTCTTCCAGGTATGCCTGGACAGCGGGCTGGCGCTTTACACCCTGAGCGTAGGTATACTTGAAGCCGGCCTGAGTAGCTGCCTCGGGTGCATTGCCGAGCTCGAGATACAGGTCAACGAACTTGCGCTGACGATCAGTGAGTTTCTTGGTATTCTCCATGTATTATCCTTTCTTGCGTCCTCTGACGGACAGCTTGGGTTCTTCATGGGCGTAGATGATGTCGGCGTACTCTGCCGGGATCTCGCCATCCTCGCTGGCGGCGACCTTCTCCTTCATGAGTGCGGACAGCGTCTGCTGGGAGATGGTGAACATGTCACGGTAGCCCTCAGCTTCCAGCATGTTCAGCAGCTGCGGCCTGTTCTCTGCCAGGCAGCTGTAGGTGGTTTTGCGGGTCATGCTGAACCCGACACCATCATCAGTCTTGAGCGAGTCGATGCCGACATCCGCCATATAGGACAGCATTGCGGCTTCCGCTTCATCCATGGCTTCCTTGGCCTCTGCTGTGCGGGCGCGCATGTCCTCATAGATTGCACGCGCATCCAGATATCGGTTCGACAGGGTTTTGAGCGTATCAGCCAACGGCATCAATCCTCCTTCAACAGATCGAGCTGGCCGTCTACCACGGCATCAGCGAGGTTCTTTTTATTCTCCAGCGCGGCCATAACGTCCTCATCCACGGTGCCGGGGCAGATCAGATGGATGTAATGGCATACATCATGCTGCACACCGATGCGATGGGTGCGGGCGAGCGCCTGCTGGTAAGATGCATAGTTCCAGGTGGGCGAATAGAAGATCGCCACCTTGGCTGCAGTGAGCGTGATGCCGAGGCCCGCGGTATCCACCTGAGCGACGAATACCTTGACATTCGGGTCGTTCTGGAAAGACTCCACCAGATCGCCGCGCTCCTGCTGGGGGACTGCGCCATATATGGCGCTATGGCGGATGCCATGCTTATTGAGCATATCAATGATGGCAGCCAGCTCGTCCAGGAACCGGACGAACACCACGCATTTATCGCCGGCATCCTGCAGATCGAGCACGATATCTTCCAGCGCTTCCAGCTTGGATGTATCCACCTGCTGGGCGGCAACTTCATCATCGGCGCGGATATATCCGCCGGTGAGCCGCTGCAAGATCAGCAGCCTGGACAGCACGTTCGATGCTGTGACCGGGTTCATGCCCAGCCAGGCGATGGACTCGCGTTTCATCTGCTTATAGAGCTTCATGCCAGCCGGGGACATGTCCACATATCTGGTCTCGAAGGTCTGCGGCGGCAGGTCCAGGCAATCTGCCTTGGTGACACGGGACGCACAGGAGTACGCCTTCTCCGTAAGTTCATCGAGATGCCGGTAACCGACAACCTGAACCGGCTTGCCATTTATGGCATAGCCGCCCATGACCGCGTACCTGGACTTAAACCGCATGAAGGACGTGCCGAAGATGGTTTTATCCAGGAAGCGATACTGGGAATAGAAGTCCAGCGGGTTATTCTGAATGGGAGTGCCAGTCAGAATCATGCGGCAGTTGGTCATATCACCCAGGATATGGATATACTTCGACTGCTTGGCCGTGGGCTTCTTGATACGATGGGATTCATCGCAGATCACCAGATCAGGGGAATACTGGCGCATGGCATTCTTTTTATGCT